GCCAAAGCGCTCATCAAGTTGCTGAGACATGATAACATTGCTATCGAGCTGTTCATTCAGCGAAGAAGCCAGCAAGTCACCAGCAGTTACAAAGTCAGTTGTGCGTGATAACTCACGGCCACCGATGATTGTCAGAATGTCCGTAAGCACCAGAGCAACAACCATCGTGATGTTGCCCGTACCATTCGCAGCAATCGATACAGTGTAATCAGTTGTTTCCGTCAGCAGCACGTTGTTCTTGTAAACAACGATATCACTTGACTGCAAAACATTGAAGTTAAAGGCATACGGGCCGGTTCCAGTATTGCCTGTGAACTGAACTCTGCGCGTAACAGGGTTAATTGCGATATCGGACATGATGTTTTCCCGTTCCTTTGCTTACTCTATAGCAGATTTTTGCAGATGATCCAATAATTCCTTATCGGAAACCGCCTCCTGTTTGAATGATACTGGTTGGTGGTATGAAAAATGTTTGATCGTTTTCGCGCTCAACGCGGCGCTCCATGCGACGAAGATAGCCAGGATTGATAGTTTCTTGTAGCTGATACCAAATCAAATAATCTAGAACTGGCTTGGTGTAAAACACGTTCCCAAATGGAAGATTGCTTTTAAAGAACCTAACCCAATCTAACCTTGCATCTACATCACCACCCAAAACAACATCTCTAGTCTTTGCTAGGTTATCTGCAAAATCAAATATTGTTGTAGCGCCTGGCCCAGCAACGGTAGCCAACATGCCTCCACCGTATCTATTAGCTTCACCGAATAAGAAGTCACCGTATATACCAGCACCACCGCCTTGAAGCATCGCCGCTAATAATGTTTCTTTTGAGGGCGGCCTAAGATCCCTTCCTTTGACAAGCTCCTTAAGCTGCATAACAAAATAACCAAGAACAGTCGTGCCAACGATTGTATTTATTAAACCCATATTCGCGCCAATGCCGCGCTGTAGTTGTTCGCGCTTAGTCTTGGCTCCATAACCATACATATGACGTCCGTAAACCTTACTAACAGCAGTAACTCCAAACGACTTAAACTGCCCCATGGTCCTGATTGCTTCGCCAGCTGCGGTGCCAGGTCTGTATCCACGCCGCACCATTGCCCTCTCTCTTGCGCCTGGAGAAATGACTGAGTTATCTACCTCAGAAACCAAAAGAGTAAACAGGCTTTCCTTTATTCGTGGATCTTCAATGTTATCTGGCATTAGATACATTCTGCCATCTGGCCCTTTTTCAGTAGCCTTTCTGGCAATATCCCATTGCTCTTTTCCTATGCCATATATTCCAAGAATCCTTTTTAAATCCTCTTGAACCTTATCAAACTTGTTTGCCGCCTCTACGCCAAGATCGTTTGAAATCATTAGGGCAACGCCACGTTTATTGCTATCTGTCCATGGGCCTAAGAGGTTTAGTTTGAAAAACTGCCTCATCAACTTGTTGGTGGCCCCAGGAAAGTCATCAGCAGCATTGAAACGGCCATAAAAATTGCCTAATTGACCTTCTAGACCAGCCCCTAATCTGTCAGCATATTCTCTTAGTTTGCCTTTTGGGGCACCTTTGACTACAGCGGAAAAGCCATCTGCCCACGCATCTAGCAAAGATCTGCCTTGATATATTCTTGCTGAGGAAATGAAGGCAGTATCAGCTAAAGATGCTAAGAATACACCACCCAGCTTTGACATCGTTTGAACGTCTCTTAATCCCTTCATAATACTAGCAGAGGTAATATTGAAGGGATCGTTAATTTCCCCAGTAACCTCTTTTAGAGCACTTTCAAAGTTTACAGCATAAGGAATGCGGCTATCTCTTCTTTGTATATCTTTAAGTTTTTGCGGGTCTGGATCGTCTCTGTATTTAACCTCTAATCTATCAATAATCTTATCCATCATCGCTTCTGGATTTGTGCCAAATACCTCCAAAAGAGCTGTAGCCCTAGCGGCTGATTGAAGATCTTCCGTAAATGCTTCTCTGAGAGAGGCCCGACCAAACTCTTGGTCATAATTGTACCAAGCCTCAGCATCATTAAAGATAAATAAACTGCCCTCACTTTCTTGTCTGGCTAGGTTTTTTGTACCCTTGAAGGATCTACTTACTTCTGTTCGATGGGTTGTTTTTCTTACGCCCGTTGTGAGGGTGGCGTATGCACTATCTAAAAAGCCCTCAATTCGCTCTGGAGCAATTTCCATATTTTCATAATCAAGCTTATCACGAATAGTATTCTTCCAGCTGTCTTTGGTTGCTTTGAGCATCTTTGCCCTATCGTGAACCGTTCCGACAACGCGACCTTGCTTTAGTCTTATGTATGCGCCAGCTTGATTTTCTCTTTGGAGGGCAGCGCGCTGATACTTAAACATTATCTCAGCTATAGCTTTTGCATCGGCAGAAGCGCCTGGCACACCTTTTGGCTTCTTGAGGTTTAAATCACCTAGAACCAGAACCACCGACTTTTCAAACTCACCCTTCATATTATCATACTTTGTAAGCAAGCCCTTAGCTTTTAGATCGCTAATAAGCCCCCCAAAGTAAGAGCTTTCTAACGCTTGACCAATAGCGGCAACAGATCGACCCGATTCAAAAAACGGCGAGTTTACACCAACAAGCGCGGCCTCTAAGCCAAGAGATGGATTACCAACCGCCTCATCGGCACGCTCAGCAAGAGCCATTATTCTTTGCTCTTTTAAAATATTCATGTAGCGATTTCGCTTTTCAATTTTGCGAGCTAAATCGGTATCCCTCTTCATTGTTTCGCCGCGAATAAAGATAGCTGATTCCGCATCGGATAAAGGGAATAATTTGGACTTCTTAACGGCCTCTAAGTCTTGCAGGATTTCATCAATCTGCTCATCACTTAGCCTGTTTCTACTTGCTCTTTTTGCAACATCCCTACAATCGACCATTATGACCTCATCACACAAACAGTTGTTTCTTCAATGGTCTCGATATAAGCGCGAGCCTCTAATTCTATTGCCTTTATGGCATCAAGTTCTTTTATTTGCTCAGAAGTAAGTTCATCGGCATCCCTGGCCGCCTTAATTAAAACCTCTTCACGAGCGATAATATCATCAATGTCTTGATTTTCTGTGAACTGGGTTGCCCATTCGTCAAACTTTGCAGAAGCATCTGGATCTGCCGTGGGGTCGCTTCTTGGATCAATCGCATGACGCGCCAATAAATCGGCCTGATACTCTTCTATATCTCTTGCGACATCAATTCTAGCATCCATAAGGTTTTTGTTATTTCTGGCCATTTCATCAGAAATAAGAACGATTTCATCGTCAGTAACGTTTTTAACGCCTTTTTCTTTTAGCTCATCTTTTATATCTTGGCGCCTTGCTTCTTCTGCGTCAAAATCATTCTGCGCATCAAATGATTTCCTCCAATCCTCAGCAGCCTCTGCGTCTTGCCGTGCAAATACAAAGTTTCCTCTCTTCTGTTCGGTCAATGCCTCAACTAATTCATTCGTATTTCTGCTTGAAATATATCCAGCCTCAAATGCAAATTCTGCCATATCATCAAGATCAAACTCAGAATTTGGGTTGTTAATGCCATTAACGGTTTTTCCGGTTTTGCCTCTATGTTCTCTTTTTGACGCGTATCCAATATTACTTAACTCACCCCTAAACGCAGGGGCATCATCATTTATACCGCCAACATCTCTTACAAACTGCCCTAAATCAACAGGCTTACCAGTTACTTTGGGTCTTATCATTTGCACATTTATATCGTGGTCTGTGACGTACTGCCTAATAGCAATTTCAAACGGCAGTTGCCCACCAGTGTACTGATACATGGATCTAGCTTGCTTGGCGGCTTGCGGCGCCTTTGCGGCAATCTCCTCAGCAGCCTTTGGCGCTGGGGGTGTAAATCCAGAAACATCTTCTCTAGGTGTTATTGTAGGATCAACAGACGCAATAACTTCTTTTACGTCTACATCCGACCTACTAAACATGCCAGCAACAGTGCCAATGGCTCCACCTAAGAAGAACCCAGCGCCAACATTAAACAACGCATCGGTCATTGTGTAGTCAAGTTGTTGATCTGCTGAGAGACCATAATATAGCGGCTCAGTGAGCAAAGCACCGGCAGTACCCTCTATGGCCCCGACCCTTGCTCTGCCACCCACACGGCCAAATCTAGCAATTGACGCAGCCTTTCCAGCTTGGCCAACGACAGGAATAAACATTGTTGCAACTTCAACCGGATCAGCGGCCATTGCCAACATCCCGCCGCCAAACTTAGCGACACCAGGTAAGAAACCTTCTGGACTTCTATTAATGATAGCGTTGCGAATAATCTCTTCTTTTTTACCTTCAGCAATCAACCTTGCTTCTTCAGCAGATGTTCGCTCTGTAAATGTTACAACACCATCGTACATTTCGTTAAGCTCTTCTGGCTCAACCATCCTGCCTTCATCTATGCTTTGCTGGTGAATAACGCTTCTTTGAGTTTGATCTTGCTCATAAATGTCCTTGAGCTGAGATTGTAAGCTCTCTCGCAGTATTGGATCTGTAGTTGTTTCAAGATCATATTCTATTTGGTATTGGCGCTGCTGTAACTCCAAGTCTAACTCGGCCAGTCTATCGCGCTGAGATGTCGTAAGCGCGCTTATGGAGGCTTGAGCTTGCTCAAACTTACGGCTTAACAACGTGCCAGTCATCGGTGTTTTTGCCATCTCGGAAAGCCCAGCTCTCAAGAACCTATTATCTGTTTTTAATGGCCTTGGTTGCAGCATTATTTTCTGCCTTCTCTGCGGCTAACCTTTGGCTCTTCTACTGGTGTAACCAGCTCTACTTCTACTTGCGGAGCTGGCCCCGTTCTGGCCTCACGGCGCTCTTCTGCGCTAATCCTTGGAAACACCTGCTTGGCAATTATATTTACGTCTTTAAACAAAACATCGACGTTTGATCCATCAGCCTTTTTAACCACAACAAATCTGTCATTTATGTTGTAGTGCAAGCGCAAGCCGTCACCCGTTTCATTGTTAAGCCATATCCCATTCGATGAGATACCAGCCAATGTAACAGGCTCATCTGCAAATTCTGGCAGATCTGGAAAGTCTATTGTTTCAACCTCAAGAAATCTAAGTGCGTCTTCTGTAAGTAAGCGCTGCATGTTTCTATCAATGGTGCTTGGATTAAGTGTTGGGTCTACGGGAACAATGTATAGCCCCTGCTTTCTATTAACAATTTGCTTGGGATCGGCTTCTGGCAATAATTCAGCTACAGAATTTTTAACTGCCTCTTGAAGAGTAATATTACCTTCTTGAAATTTATAACCAGCAAGTTTAACGACAGTTTCATATTGCTGTAGATATATTGATCTAGCCTCACCAGCACTGCCGCCAAGAAATGCTTCTGTGTAATCAGATCCCTCTAAAATTAATCTAACTTCTGCTTTGATATCATTCTTATCAGTTGGAGCCATAGTTCCAAAAATATCTTTTTCGCTTAGAGCGGCTATTTCCGCAAGATCCTGGCGAGTCTCTGCGTTGTCAGTATATAACGCCTGAACATATTCCGGCTTTAATCCTGCCCTTCTTAGCTCTTCTGTAAATCCAGCAGAATAATCACCAAGGCTTATGCGCAAGGCCTCAAATGTGGTTGCGGCTGTCTCTGTGGGTTGAGACTGAATAAGGTTTACTACCGCACCAGCAAACGGCTTCGGCATTACGTTCCTAAAGCCCATCGGGGTATTCATGTCATCGTATTGAGATTGCGCAATTTCACGCATCTGCAACAAACCTTGAGCAGCGCCAGCAAGATCACCGACATTTAATTTGTCCTGCATATCTTCATAAACACCCTGCGCTGCATCATTTGTTGTAAGCACATATAGTGCTCCATCCTGAGCTATCGCATTATCCCGCTGCTCTAAAGACTGCTGCCAAGCCAGCAAGGCGGCATCCGCTTTAAGTATTTCATCTGGAGTTTTTGCATTATTAGCAGCAGTCTCATAATCAAGAGAAATCTCATCAATTAAATCTGGAGATAAAAAACCAACCGCACCAGTGTTTAGCACATTTTCCTGAGTTTGCGCCCAATCCGAAAAGATTTCTTCAGCGCCCTCATCGCCAAAAAGATCACGAATATATTGCTCATCAATTTCAAAGCCTGGAGGTGGAGTGCCTCTTTGCCTTAAAGCTGCTTCAGCATTGCTTAAATCAGTTACAAATTGGTTTTGCCCTTTGTTAATTTCTCTATCTAGATCACCCTGAAGCCTGGCAACAAATGACCTATTTTGCTTAAAATCAAAGCCAGGAAGAGGGTTTTTTTCGTATTCCTCAAGCAAAATTCTTTTCTGCCCAATGGGGGCTTCGTCAAAACGAAAGATGCGATTAAACTCAAGAGCCTTTGATAGCGTTGCGTCTGTGTAATTTATAGACTTTTCTTCACTGGCCCCAATGTCCTGCAAATCAGCAGCTAAAGAATCTCCCAATTTTTGAAGATCTTCTTGAGTTACACCAGGTTGTGTTGCGGCATCAATTATTTCTTGGCTTCTGATTTTAGCCACTTTACTTACATTTTCAGCCGCAGCAGCTTGAGCTTTTTTAAATGCAATATCAGAATAGCGACCCTGATAGGTCATTGCGCTATCGCCTAGACGGGCAGACAGCACACCGGCAGCAACCGGATCAACCGCTTGCATAGAAGCAGCATATCCATCTTGAATATCTGCCATAGATGCTTGGAACGCAGACATAGACATATTGTTTTTATCAGCGTCACGAACAAGGTTCTGCATGTCCTGCTTTGCCAAGCTCTCGATCTCAACAACAGCAATCCGATTAGCAGCATCAGATGCAGCACGTTCTGCTATTGTAGTAGGCCCACCGGCCTCACGTAGCGCCTCCAGAGTAGGCAAGGCACCCTCTTCGCGCACACGCTCTTGTCCACGCAGTTCCGCTGCTTGAGCGGCCTGTTTGAAGGCAAAGTCTGACATACGATCTACTTGCTGAGAAATAGTCTGGCCGAGCCTTGCCTGTTCACGCGTAGCCGCAAAGTCCATCTGTTGTGGCTGTCTGGTTTGTAAACCAATGCGCTGATATCTGGGAAGGATAGCCATGTCTTAACCTATGCTATTGCCGTTGGTTGTAATTGTCCGTATCTGTATGCGCCCTGTCCGAGTGTACCGGCAGCGCCAACGAAAGAGCTTAACTGTGCAGCTTGACCCGCTTGCTTGTAAATACCAGCCTGTGTGCTTGCTTGGCCGAGAGCCATAACCGCATTGTCAGCAGCAACATTAAACTCTCTTACGCCCTCACCCATTGCGAAGCCTTGCAGTGTTGCAGCAGATCCAGATGTGGGATCAATGCCACCGGCAGCACCGCGAGAGATAATTGCAGCAAGCGTTTCGTTTAGATTGCGTAGAGCGTCAGCGCCTTTTTGCTTATATGCAATAGCCTCAGATCTGCCACGAAGCTCTGCTTGTCTTGCTTGCGCCTCATATTGTCTGCGCTGGGCAGCACCCGCTGCCATTTGACCAACAGCAGAAACCCCAGCCATAGCAAGCTGGAACCCACTACTGGCCGCTACTGCACCCGCTGATGCTGCTAATGGAGCTAAAACAGCCATATCAATTCCCCACACTTAAACGATATTCAAGACCCAGAACGGTCATGGCCAATGGCACAGATTGGCTTATCGTTATTTGTCCAGTGCCAGTATATCCCAGCAAGCCGTGAGCAGTCTTAGTGCCGGTAAACGGTTGCACCGCTGTATCCAGCACATCCTCACCAAAGTTCCTAAAGGAAACTTGCTTGCCGTTGATAGTCATATCTTGCGTATCATTAATGATAGCATCAACCTGAATGATCCGCTTCTTAAATCCCTGCACCGAGCCAGAAGATAGCACCGGCTCCGCTGGCATTGTCCGAGCTGTTACAGTGTAGTCTAGGCCTACCTGATAGCTAGTCGTTGCCGCTGTTGCGAAGGTAATCGTGTAAGGCGATGCTGGCACGACCTGAGTAGGCTCAATAACGCCATCACGAATGATTGATACAGTCTCACCCTCTAGCTGGTTCATGTTCACTGAGGCAGCAGCGCCGCCGCTCTTAGCGCTATCCAGCGTTAGATCTGGATTAAACTTCTCCAGCATATAATTATCAGAGCCATTGATGGTGCGCTTTACGATCACATAAACGTCAGCAATCTCCACGCCAACCGCAATAAACTCACCGTCAGTTGTAAACCGACTAGGCGCAATTACGTTCTGACCAACCAGAATAGAGTACACCGCCATAGATCCATCTGTGGCATTTACCACAAACAAACGATCTGACTCATCCGTTGACGCCGCTCGACGCGCAGCCATATCAACAGGATCTTTTAGCAAGTGAGAGCTGAGAGCAGAGATATTTTGGATCTGGTACGATGCAGTCGTATCGCCAAACTGGAACGCATTGATAGATTTACCCTGACGCTGAATAAACACAGACGCACCGTTAAGATCTTCAATCGGAATGCCAGCCTTTGCACCCAGCCGCGTTTGTGGCCGAACAAAAAACGATGCCGGTGTAATAGGATTATCACCAGTCTGGAGAACAACAAACTCACCGCCGGTTGTAAAGATGCGGAAGTCATTGCCTGAGAAGAGATTAACAATCGTGTTAAGCTGATTGGTGTTGATCGTTGCCTCTACCGCCTCATCATCGAGGCCAGTGCCAGGATTAAAATCAAAGTAGTTAATAACGCCAGAACCCCATACGGTATTGGGCCGCGACTTAGATCCACCGAAATATAACCGACCCTCATGGAATGCGGCAGACTTTGGCCACCCGCGAGTGTTTGACCATACATCCTCATAGCCATGCTCGCTTTCCCAATTACCGGCAGTGATTGCGCTGGTATCAAAGAAATTGACCTCAACAACGGCTTTCATTTCTGTGGCAGAAACAAACTCTACATATCGAGCGCGACCAAAGGTGCTGAGAACCTGAGCATACTCACCAACGGCAGCAGGAGCAAATGCCTCTACCTTATAGCCCGTTGTCGCATCTGGAGCCGTATCCCACGCGGGATAAACCGTAAGAACCTTTGTGGAAGCAACATAGTCTTCAACATGGCGCGTTTGGCCAGAGCCAGTGCCAGATGTTAAGGTTATGAACATTCCATTAGGCTCATCATCAACAGTATATGATGTTGCTGCTTTGAGCGTAATTGTATCTGCGCCTCCCGCCTGTGCTGTGCCAGTGTCAGTCGTTACAGCAGATGCAGTGATCGTAATATTGCCTGTCGATGCGCTGGGCGTAATCGTAAAGTTTGGCTGGTGAGTATCAAACGCATAAGGATATTGCGGCAGATTGATTAACGGCAAGTTCTCCAGTGTCCAAGACGTATCGCTGTTTCTCACCAGGCGCTTGGTTTGTAGATCTTCATGACAAAGAATGAGCGTATCAACTGCTTGCGTGTAATTGATTTCATCGAGCATGGCAGTCGTTATATCTGTGGCCGTGATGTAATCATTGCCAGAGCCGTTTATGTTTGTTTGCAGCGTACCATCTTTAAATACATAGATACGCTGATTAACGAACACCAACAGATAGCTGTCCGTTACGCTAAACTCAAAGGGAATAACCTTGAAGTCTGTAAAGGTAGAGCCAAAGTCATAAATGAACTCAAGACCATCACGGCGTTTAAATCCACCCTGGGGCTGAATGATAACATTCGTCGCTTCTTCCAAAGCGTTCTGATATTGCTGTAGATCAGTACGAGCGCGAATAAGCGGATCAAGCTCGCCAACCGAGAAATTGGTTTGGAACTGGATGATCCGCATTTTAGTATCTCACATCAATAAGTGAATAATCCTCGATGACTTGCGGCGGCTTGCCACGACTATCAACATTCATTGCTTCGCGCATCAGACCGCCACGGCCACTATCAGCCGGTGAACCATATGTTAGAGCGCGGAAATAATCTGCCTTGGATATTTGATCGGTAATTACAAAGGCAAGCTCAGAGGCTAGTGCAGTACGAAGCAAGCGCACAAAGTAGTTTGGCATTTTGCTTTCTGCTACCGAGCCTTGGTAATCAATAAATACTTGCTCAAAGTTAGTATAGATCTGATCGCCATAGATCTCCCACCCATACCGGATTGGAAGCTGGCCAAGACCTGAGCTTCGGAATAACGCTATAACGCCTGAGAGCATATCGCCAGGAAGCTGATAAGCATACTTCCACTCATCCACCGGCGTAGTAGATAAGCGGCCAAGCTGCTCTTTCTTTACGCTCCAGCTCCAAAGATAGTTTGATAAGAGTGCATCTCGTACATCTGGATATAATCTGTCGCAAGCCTGTGCTGCATCAGTACCCTCTGTAAACGACGAAATGGGCGCTGCGCCCAACAGGATAAGAGCATCCGAGCATATTGAAAGTGAGGTATCACCAGCGGCCATGTTGCCCTCCTGTTAGTGAGGAAGGGGCGGCGAACCGCCCCAACCTTATTAGGTAGTCAAATCAGTGACGGTTATAACGCCACTGGTATTGATTAATTTACACAGCGCTTGGCTATCACTAGCAACGACCCAAAGGGCGTCACCAGTTGTGATAAGTCCTTCAACCGTGTTGAAATAACCTGAGCCTTTAACAGTTGCCAAATTATCAGCAGATGAGCTGTAAGTGTACATCGCTGGAGCGTTTCCACTCTTGGATGCAGCAACGGTTGACCAGTTTGCAGATGCGAATGCCATTGTCTACTCTCCTTATGCTTCAGTACAAGCGATTTTGACAATGCCTTCGCCGTCGATTGCAACAGAACCGGCAGAGAACATCGAGCTAACCAAGAACGATGTCTTTTCTGGGACATAGTTTACTTCGGTTTTCTGCGACATTGACTCAGCGTAGCCCATTGAATCTTTGTGCCAGGCAAAACAGGTACGAGTTGAAGGCTTAGGAATACCACCTTCGTCACGATCGCCCATTGTCAAAATGTTAAAGCCCATGAACGTGTTGATCTCACCTTGCACAAGAGCCTTTACCGCAGCAAAGTCTTGGCTTGTGATCTCTTGTTCACCGAGCAATGAATCGAGCTGTGTTGCGTGCATCAACAAGTAACGACCTTCAGATGGTACGTTCTTCTCGTTAAGAGCTTTTGCTGTTGCGCGTAGCTTCTCGATGTTCATGTCAGTGTTACCACCTGGGCCAACTGTTGTAGCAACAGAAGATGTGCCGGTAGCAGCATTCAAAGCATCAATCATAATCTGGTCCATGCGACGAGCGATAGACTTAGATACGACTTGAACCAGCTCAGAGCGCTCATCGAAGTTAATGTGCGATTGCTGGAAGATGTCTGAATATTCTGCCGCGATGTAATCTTCCATCGTTGCAGTTACCTGACCATAGGTCACGTTCAGTGGTGTGACATCAGTTTGTGGAACGCGAAGTGTAGCAACACCTTTCCCGATTGTGGGGAACTTTACAGTATTACCAGCTACTCCGCTGCGTGTCCGCATCGTGCCGCGAAGCAGCGATTCGGCTTGATACGCTTGTTTGACCTCAGAGTCGAAAAGATCAACAAACGCCGTAGTGACGTTCTGCGCCATTGCAGATACCTCCTAATAGGTTTCAACAAAACGCTTCCGTTATCCGAGGTTCGGGCGGTCGCTTGCGCGTTATGGCCGCGCCAGCCAGTAGAATACTACATTCAACGGGCCGGTGCGCGGTTAGCCGTTAAGGGCAAAATACACGCAAGCGATACTTA